GCCCCCCGGCGGCCGGGGGGGGGGGGGGGGGGGGGGGGGGGGCCGCGATTCCGCCCTTCGTTGGTGAGCTTGCGCTGCCAGGCAGCTTCGTCGACGAGCGTGAGTCGGCTGAAATGGCCATGTCGCGAGAGCTCATGGAAGAATGTGGACTTGAAGTCCCAGCCTCGCTCTGGGTGCCATTCAAGACCATGATCACCGACAACAACCGCCTGTTGATCTTCATGAAGGCAAAGATCCAGCTCGGTGTTGGCTGCCTCTCGGCCTTCACGCCGAATCGTGAAGTGCAAGCGCTCGTGTTGCTCGAGCAAGACACCCCGATCTGCTTCCCCTTCCACAGCGATGTGCGTGACGAGTACTACAAGACGCGGAAGCTGCCGTGATCCGAGAATGAGTTTCTCGTGAACTGATTTTCGGTTACAATGTTCCTATCACGTTACAGATAGGAAGACAATGCCCATTGCGCATTCGCCAAATTTTGATTTGCTCGATACTTGCATCTCACGACAAGTAGAGGGGTTGGAGGGGTTGTACGCCGTTGTGCGCACCGCAGAGTATGAAAAAATTATCCAACATCTGAGCACTCACACTGATTACTCACGCAGGATCATTGTGGCTGGTGTCGGTAAAAATTCCTCTATTGCCGAGAAGGCCACAGCCACAATGGCATCGCTGGGCGTGCCAGCGATGCCATTGAATATCTCGCACTGCTCACATGGAGATTTTGGCGCAGTTGGGCATCGCGACACCGTGATTCACATCTCCCGTTCTGGAAACACGAAGGAGATGCTGGAGGCAATCCACTATATTGCCAACATTCGCCCGCAGGTTACGCAGATTTTGATTCACTGTAATTCAAAGAAAAAGTTTTCTGAGGTGGATTATGAACTTTGGTGCGGCGACGTTCAAGAGGGTGATAAATTTGGATTGGCCCCCACCACTACCACCACAACGTTGCTATGTCTTCTCGATACGATTGCAGTAGAACTCTCGCATCGACTAAACTTTTCCCCATTGGATTTTTTCAAGTACCATCCTGGTGGTTCACTTGGCGCAAGCTTCACAAAGGTTGGGTTTATTTACAAAACGACAAACCTCGCTAACGGCAAATTCTATGTCGGAAAATGCGCGAATGATCCAAGAGACAACTATCTGGGATCTGGGCTCCTTCTCAAACAAGCCATCGAGAAATATGGTATCAAGAATTTCAGACGAGAAATTCTGCAATATTGCGCCCAAGATGAAATGGATGACCTTGAAAAAAAATGGATCGCTAAACTTGATGCAGTAAGACTCGGCTACAACATCCAGGAGGGTGGCACTGGCGGTTGGGGGCACGTGAATAATTCTGGTAAGCCAAATCCAATGCTCGGCGTCAAACACTCTGAGCAGACAAAACTGAAAATGTCAATGAATCGCGGTGGTAAAATTCAGGTTCAGGGGCCAGATGGAACTGTCTATGAGAGTATGTCGGCGGCCTCGAAGAGCACCGGGCTGAATGTGAAAAACATTTTGGCCTACCCAGAAAAGGCAAAGAAAAAGGGTTGGATAAAACTGTGGCAAGTAGCCAAACCGCTCGATCGGCCAGCCCCAGGCATGGAGGCCGCATGAAGCACCTCGTCATCGTTGCTGGTGGGCTTGGTTCACGTCTTGCTCCATTGACGAATCACATTCCGAAGTTCCTCGTGAACATCGGAAAGCAGACAGGTTTCGTTGAGCAGATCAGGTACTGGAAGCAGTACTATCCGCAATCGATCACCGTGATAGTGCATTCGGCGTACAAGGACCTGGTGCAGGCATACTTTGATCTGTACTTCAAGGGCGATGAGCAGCTCATGGTGCATTGCCCCGTGAAGGACGGCGAGGACTGGCACGAAGACTTCAAGCCAACCCCGTTAATCGTGAAGACCGTGGACGAGGCAAACGGCTCGGCGCCCGCGATCATGACGACGTGTCAGCACCTTGTCGGCAAGGAGGTCCTGTTCTCCTGGTGCGATGTGCTGCCAGCAGAACCCTTCGATGACGAGGAGCTGGTGTTGGGCGGCGCGTACGCGTTCACGAACTATGACCACCCCAATCGATACGATCTCACGCAGGTCGGGGTTGGTTGGGCTCATCGTGTTCCTGCGCTCCGTGAAGATGGGCGTGGCGGTATCTTTGGGCTGTACTACGTCTCGCGCTTCGAAGAGAAGCCGTACGTCGATGGTCAGGATTTCGTCGAACTGCTTTCGCTGTATTCACATGACGGGTACGTGCGTGAAGTAAAGTTGAACAGCATCATCGACTTCGGCGACAAGCCGAAGCTGGACCGTGTTCGCTCGACGGCTGACGCCAGCCGCGAGTTCAACAAGGTCGAGATGCAAGGAAATCTCGTGCTGAAGTCAGCCCTGACTGAGCAAGGGAACGGCCTGATCGAACGCGAGATCAAATGGTACGATTTGCTCGAAAAGAGCGGTGACACGAGTGTCACCCGGCCAAAGCACTGGGCTGCCTATGATAGGCACAGTTTCGTCATGTCACGGGTGCAAGGGGTGGCGATCTGGGAGCTCTGGCCCACGCTCGACGCAGAGGGTCGCCGTATGGTGCTCAGCCGCTTGCTGAAGCAGCTCGAAGCGCTGCACAACTCTGACCACACACCGGAAGCTGGGACGGTTCAAATTCAGCGCGATGTGCAGATCGAGGCCTGTGACAAGCTTCTGAGCCGGTACACCGAGATCGAGCAGGTGATCAAGGCATTCGGGGACGTGCATACGGTGAATGGTTGGATTCTTGGTAAGCAATTGGATCCTCGAGAAACCATCACGCGGCTGCACGAACACATTGCCAACTTCTACCAGTACGGTGCGCAGTACTCGCTGATCCATGGCGATCTGCAGATGTCGAACTCAATGATTAATCCAGACACGCTGGAGATCACGCTCATCGACCCGCGTGGGTACTTTGGAAAGACCGAGTCATATGGCCCGCCGGAGTACGATTACGGCAAGCTCTTGTACTCACTGAGTGGGTATGATCTTTTCAATTACTCGAAGACCATGCATATCAAGAAGCTGCGTGATGGAGTGTTAGAGTTCGACACCCCACGGCCGAATCTCGATGGCTGCAAGGATCTCATCCTCCGATCGTTCAATCAGCTGCATATGGCCTGGCTGGCAGTGATCTGGATTGGGCTCGCTGGGTACATCAAGAATGACCCAGTGAAGTCACTGTGCGCGCACTATCATGGTCTTGTGCTTGCGGATCTGGTGCTCAATCAGGAACCCGGTGCCCTGATGGACTTCGCGCTAGGCTTCTAGCTTCTTGCCATTCCAGAACACAGTGCCCGCTTGAGGAATCTGGCGGGTGCTTTTCTCGACGGTCAGCCCAGTTTTCGCAGGAACTCGAAAAACTCTGGACCTAGGTGGCGGGCGCGGAGCCCTGCCGGGTGCAGTTGCACAGGCATGGGAATGGGAACATCACCATTCAGCGCCTTGAAGGCATCTGCTCTGGCGCGTCCTTCATGCCCAGTGACCTTGATTTCGTTCGGCGCTTCTGGCTCTCCGATGATGTCGATGTCAAGCCACGGCGTGCCGATCGCCTTGCCCGCCTTAAGCTTTGTACATCACGTTCTGCGTATTTGGCGTGCTGCCCATGCCATTTTCATTGTCGAAGTTCACCGCACCGACGACATAAGAGCCATCCACATTCGCTGGAGTCGCGGTGGATTCGGCTTCGAGCAAGAATTGTTTGAAGGAGCGCATTTTATATTTACGTCGGGCTGACCGAATGTTAAGATTAACAAAGGAGTGCCCAATGAAGAAATGCAAACACATCACCTGTTGGACTGACTATCCGTTCGTGGAGCTTGGCGACACGGCTGGGGAGCGCGAGGCGATCACAGTATCAATGACTGACATCAAGGTTCTGTACGTGGTCGCCATGACCGAGCATGAGCGTGGCTGGGGCAGTCGCCACGATGGGTATCTTGCGTTCCTTTCCGAGGCAAGTGCCGACAAGCACTTGGCGGAGATGCACGCGGCGCGTGGGAACGTGGTGCCTGATGAGTACACCGAGTACACGAAGATCGGGTATCGCGAGACCTGCGCAGCGCGAATCAAGGCCATCAAGGCTGATCCGGATCGTGATTACGCGTACGTCGATCGTGTGAACGAGCTGCTCACCCCGAAAGTGTGAATGTTTTCTAAGGTTTTAAGATGACGATGAAAAAAGCGGAATACAAACTATTGGACGAGATCGAACATGTTCGTACTCGCCCAGGCATGTATTGTGGAAGTACCGAATTCACGACCTCGAACGAGTGGGTGTACGACCCTGCCGCGAAGCGCATGGTGAAGCGGAATGTCTCGTACATTCCGGCCTTCATCAAGATCTTCTCGGAGATCTTGGACAACGCGATCGACGAACACCGCCGCGCCCCGAAGGTTCTCGATCAGATTCGCGTGGACTTCGATCCGAATGGCATGATCTCGGTGCATGACAACGGTCGTGGCATCCCGGTTGAGATCCACCCGCAGACGAAGACGTACGTGGCCGAGACTGTGTTCTCGAACATGCGCGCTGGCAGCAACTTCAATGACTCCGAAGATCAGCAACTCATCGGCACGAACGGTGTCGGTAGCACGCTCACAAATATTCTGAGCAAGCACTTCCGAGTCGAGTCCTGCGACGGCAAGAAGCTTCTGAAGCAGGACTTCTTCAACGGCATGCGTGAGCGCGGTGAACCGAAGATCACCGCGCACGCGAAGAACCACACCAAGATCTCCTTCCTGCCGGACTACGAGTTCTTCAAGCTCGACGGCCTGAACGCGGACCACGTCCTGAAGATGACGAAGAAGGTCGCCGACGCTGCCGCCTGCAACCCAGGCGTGAAGTTCTACGTGAACGGCGAGCGCCTGGATGTGAAGAACTTCGGTGACTACATCAAGCTCTATGCCGATGAGTACGTGTACGACGACACCGAGGACTGGAAGGTTGGCATCTCGGAGTCGGACGGCTTTGAGGCTGTGAGCTTCGTGAATTCGGTCGAAACCTACCAAGGCGGCACCCACGTCTGGTACGTAATGGACCAGATCACGACAGCGCTTCGCGAGTACCTCGTGAAGAAGTTCAAGATCGAGGTCAAGCCAGCCGACATTCGGAACCACATGCGCGTGTACATCAGCGCGAACGTGAACCGCCCGAAGTTCTCCAGCCAGACAAAGGAGAACATGATCAGCCAGCCCGGCACGTACAAGACGAGCTGGACGGCGCCTGACGCGATGATCAAGAAGATCATCAAGTCAAACATAATCCAGCAGGTGCTGGATTGGGCTGAGGCGAAGTCGCGCGCCGAGGAGCTCGCTGAACTCCGCAAGAACAGCAAGGAGATCGCGAAGGCAAGCCCCAAGCGGGTTGACAAGTTCACTGATGCAGTTGAGAAGCGGAATCGTCACCTGTGCGAGTGCTACTTCACCGAAGGTGACTCAGCTCGGAATTCGATCCAGTCAGCCCGCGGCAAGAATACGTTGATTGGTTCGTTCTCATTGCGTGGCAAGCCGCTGAACGTGTTCGACGCTGAGACGCGCGAGATCCTGGCGCCGCGCAAGAATGGTGATCTGAGCGAGTTCGCGAACATGATGGTTGTCACGGGCTTGCAGTTCGGCGAGAAGGTGCACAGCGTCACGCAGCTTCGCTTCGGGAAGTTCGTGATTCTGAGCGATGAGGATCTTGACGGGTATCACATCAGCTCGTTGCTCATCAGCTTCTGGGCGAAGTACTGGCCAGAGCTCTTTAGGCTTGGTGTGATCTATCGTATGAACACACCACTGTACATTGCCACCACAAGCAAGGGCGACATCTACGAGTTCTACACGGACGAAGAGTATGAAGCCTGGGCCAAGAGCGCGCCGAAGCACAAGGCCGATCGGTACAAGGGGCTTGGTGGCTTCGACACTGAGACCTTCGAGCGGCTGCTCGAGAACCGCGAGAACTATCTGGTGCAGGTCACTGAGCTTGAGGCGGCTGATGCGGCGAAGCTCGAGCTCGCATTCTCCGAAACCGAAGCTGATGCGAGAAAAATTTGGCTCCAGGACATCCGATACTTCGAGGTCGAAGAATGAAATACGCGTACTTCTCGCTCGCAATGCTCATCAAGCTTGCGGCGTTCGGCGGCTGGCTCCTGTTCCCACTCGCGATCTGGTACTGGGCGGCCGCTGACTACATGTCCGCGATCATCGCTGGTGGCATGATCTGGGTACTTGTCACCATTCCGTACGTAACCACTCTCGACCCCGACCGAAAGCGCTGAGTAATCCCAGACCGAATCGACCTAGGACCATCACAAAGATAAGATCTGAGAATGAGCACAAACGTTACCGTATCCGAATTCATTGACGACAAACTGCGGTTGTACTCGGCACACTCCTGCGTTCGAGGCATTCCCTTCATCGGCGATGGCTTCAAGCAAGCGCACCGCAAGGCGATCTGGGGGATGATGAAGCGTGGCGAGAACGCTGACAAGGATACCGTCGAGCGCATCGCCGCCGCCGGAGCTTCAGCCACCGACTACCACCATGGCGTCGGCTCTTTTGAGGGCACAATTGTCGGACTTGCACAGAATCATGCTGGCGCGAATAACTTGCCGTTGCTCGAGGCGCATGGTCAGTTCGGCAATCGGCTGAAGAAGCAGGCATCAGCCTCACGATACATCAAGACCAAGCTCAGCCCGATGTTCCGTCAGCTCTTCCGCAAGGAAGACGATCTGATCTTCGAACCGATGATGTCGAATGGCATGGCGGTAGAGCCGAAGTTCTTCATGCCGCTGTTGCCGCTCGTGCTGGTGAATGGTGCCGAAGGCATGGGCACCGGGCACTCGTGCTACATCCTGTCGTACAACCCCGAGGACTTGAAGGCCGCGATTCTCAAGCACCTCGATGGGAAGAAGCTGAAGCCGAACGCGCTCACGCCGTGGTGGCGCGGTTTCAACGGCACCGTGACTCGTGACGGTGCGTCCGGCCAGGTCACGATTGAAGGCAAGTACTTCGTCAAGGAAGGCCGCACATGCACAATCACGGTCACTGAACTCCCGTTGGGCATCGAAAGCGAC